GCGGCCGCGGTTAGCCGCCATGGTGGGGCGTAGCCAAGTGGTAAGGCAGCGGATTTTGATTCCGCCATTCGGAGGTTCGAATCCTCCCGCCCCAGCCAGCCAGTCCGGTCTCTATGGAACACCTCCGCTTTGAGAGAAAAGCCGTGACTGTTGCGGGACTTAGCGTGAGTGCAATCGGTCTCCGCAGCGCGAAAATCTTCCATCTTTTGGCTTTAGAGCGGAATTTTCGCGCCAGTCTCTGTTCGCGAATTTTCAATATCCGATTTTTGAAGGTGGAGACTCGGTTCGACAGTCATGAGACAGGTTCGATAACGGCGCGGTGAATCTCTGGAAACGCTATGGCCTGGGACAGTAACCTTGATCCTCGATCCCCTGCCTATCGGATTGCGGCTGATCAGTCTCGTTTTATCCGAGTTTTAGCTGGCCCTGGTACAGGAAAATCATTCGCCTTGAAGAGGCGCGTTGCACGTCTGCTCGGATTGCGAGATAGACCTGCAGGAGCCGGATGTCACGTTGCGCGGTCTGCGGTCAACCCGCCGGCCTCGAGCCTCGCTGTGAATAGACTTCCTGTCTGGCCCAGCAATACGGCAGGTGCTTTGCGAGGTCACTTAGAGCGATAGATGGCCGGATGCCATCGGCGATGTCGGCAATAATTCTTGGCGAAACAAATGCGAGGGCCGCCAGGAGCCTAATGTGACGCTCGACTTTGCCTTCGCGTTGAGCAATCTCGGTAAATGAGGTGGCGCGACCTTCAATGAGGTCAGCAGTCCAGGCGCGAGCCCTGGCGATAGCGGTGAGTATCACGCATCGTTCGTCCACACTCATGGCTGGACTGGGCAACGGCGAATGAAGAACACCTTTGGCTGCCGCTGTTGCGGTCGTAGTCCATGGTACGGTAATGACCACGGCTGCATCACTCTCTGACAGGTGCTCAGTGGCGATTCCCCGATCATGCTCGTCCGACCCGTGTCTTTCTTCGTTGACGACGTGGACTTCGATCGCCTTCGGCTTGACGATGATCCGTTCAACGTGTCGCTCGATCAGTTCTCGGACAGTTGTGGGGTTCAGCCGATCGCCTGACTTGCGTTTATCCAAGTGATTGTGCACTGCCTGGGCTACTAGAGTTTCGATATCAGGGGCGCTGATACGAATTATACTGCCAGCTTCGTCATCGCGCTTCTGCAGAATGGCATGCGAAACGTAATACCGGTATCGGGCGCCCTTCTTGTTTGTGTGAGTTGGCGTCATCCGATTGCCGTGATGATCGAAAATCCGGCCGGCGAGGATCGATCGCGAAGCCTTTAATTGCAGCTGACGGGCGGTCGCGCCAGCAGCGAGTTTGGCCTGGACCGCGCCGAATAGTTGTCGATCGAGAATGGGTTCATGTTCACCGGCGTACGTTGCGCCCCGGTAAACAACCTCGCCGATGTAGAATCGATTTCGTAGGAGGTTCGCGAGCGAGCCGACACCGAAGCGTATATCGCCACGGATGTTCCCAGTGGTGAGGCGTTGGCGGCGTGTGCGGACGCCCTTTCGGTCGAGGTCTGCAGCCAAATCTCGGACCGATTCAAGCTCAAGATAGCGTCGGTAGATCAATCGGACGGTCTCTGCCTCCTTCGGCACCACGACCAACTTCTTGTTGACGCTGGCATAGCCGAGCGGCACTGAGCCGCCGACCCAAAGGCCTTTTGCCTTTGACGCCGCGATTTTATCGCGTACCCGCTCGCCGATGACCTCGCGTTCGAACTGAGCGAATGACAGGAGCACGTTTAGGGTGAGCCGCCCCATGCTGCTCGTCGTATTAAAATGCTGGGTCACCGAGACAAACGAGACTGAATGCTGGTCGAAAAGTTCGACGAGCTTGGCGAAATCGCCGAGTGATCGGGTCAGGCGATCGACTTTGTAGACGACGATGACATCGACGTTGCCGGCTCTGACTTCTGCGAGAAGTTGCTGCAGGGCAGGGCGGTCCAATGAGGCTCCGGAAAATGCCCCGTCATCATAATGGTCGAGTATGAGGCGCCAGCCCTCATGCGCCTGACTTTTTACATAGGCCTCGCAGGCTTCCCGTTGGGCGTCGAGTGAATTGAACTCGAGATCGAGGTTATGCTCGGTCGATTTGCGGGTGTAGACCGCGCAGCGAAGGAGCTTTTTGGTCCGCTTATCCATTGTCAGCACCTCACGTCCTTCTTCTGCTGGCTCGGACTGAGGAAAGATTGCGTTTTGCCGGCTTCGTATTTTGTGGCCTCGGTCCCTTGGTGGCGTCGGTCGCGCTTGGTTCGCGAACAGTGCGAAGACCAAAGAAACGGGGGCCATTCCATTTCGTGCCGGTAATGGTCTGCGCGATGATCGAGAGACTAGAATGGGTCGCATCACGCCACAGGAAGCCTTCCTGCACGACGGTGACCGTATGCCGCTCACCATTATATTCACGAATGAGGACAGTGCCCGGCTTGAGGTGACGATTCAGTTCATTGGGCTTCTCGCCCCGGGCCAGCCGATCAAGCAGCTTTACGGTTTCCCGGTCGAGGCCGCCGAAAGCTTCCTCCTGGATCCGATAAGCGATCATCCGGCCCATGATGTCCTTGGTGAGACCCTTGGGCGGAACGGCGCTGAACATCATGCGCCAACGTGTGCGAAGCGCGTCGATGCCGAGGGACCGAATTTGGTCGACCTCGGCATCGATCGCAGCGGCATCTACCGTCCGCTGATCCATGGCTAGGCCTAGCGATCCGTGGCGTGTGGTTTTGTCTTCGCTTTTGCCGAGCTTGCGGCCACAATACGGTAGATGCGATCACCATCGCCCTTTTGGGTTTCGAGGGTAAGGCCGAGTTTCTTGCAGACGACGCCAGCAAAAAAGCCGCGCACCGAATGCTGCTGCCAGCCCGTCGCCTTCATGACGGTGGCGACGGTGGCGCCTTCGGGCCGCAGCAGCAGGGCGAGGACCTTCTCCTGCTTCGTTCCGGAGCGCAGCTTGCCTTCATCCTTTTTCTGAACTGCAACGTGCTTTGGTAGCGGTTTGGTATTGCCGTCTGATGTCCGCGTCTGTTCACCAGCGCTTTCGCAACGCTTCGAGCGTCTGAATCTGTTTGATCTCAGCTTCAATTTCAGGATCTGGCTCTATTGGATCGGGCATGATCTGGCACCTGACACGGCGCGCGCCCATGGATGCTCCGAAATGGCGATATGGCCAGCGCCTGATGCGCGGTCCAGTGACGCCGCAGCACCCAGAAGTTGGTGCATCAAAACCAGCTTGGCGGCGCCCAGGGATCGTATGGAGCCCTCCAACCCGGATCACCTACGTAAATCCTCGGCTTGGTCACGATTATCGGGCACACGAATGAAACGTCTTTCTGCCGGTGGAGCAGAATCCAATTGAGAGCCTGGGTGACCGAATCGACCTGATCGTCATGCCGCATATTGGGGAATCCAAGGAGTTCGGATGTAAGGGCACCAAGCCAGCTGGCCTCCTTTGGGAAATGGACGCACCCCGCCTCGAAATGGGCAGAGACCTTTGCCAGACGCGTCAGCTTGTCGCCCTCGGGATTAATGGCAATGACTGCTCGATTTTCCGCCCGCAGATCCTGAATAAGGCTTGTGCCGGAGCCCTTGTCCTCGATCAGCAACGTGGCGCCCCGATGCTTCTCGACCAGATGCAACACGGCCCGCTTGAGATTCGGATAGTCCACTCGCTCGCGCCACAGATCGATCAAGTAACAGTTATCCTTCTTAACCAGCCACACGGTGGCGACCGAGAAGTCCGACAGCTCGGTCCCCTTCATCGCGGTGTCGACGCTGATGACCAGGCGATCTTTATAGGCCTGCTGCGGAGCAGTGTCATAGCTCTTGAACCAGACGGCCTTGATGAGATTGCCGGCGGCCGGAATAGGTTCCTGCTGATACTGGGCCGAGAAGTAAAGCTCCCCCATGCTGCGCTTCATTTCCATGAGTGCTTCGCAGGAATCACCCTTCGGATCGATGACGTCGCCAACCTTGCGCCGATGAAACCTCCGGCCACCGAGCAGGATGCGCTCGTCGGCTTCCGCGATGGCCGGCACTTTCAGGTGCTTCCAACCGCCCTTTTCCAAAAGCCGTCCAGCCAGGTCGTCTTCGTGGACGCGCTGCATAACCAGAACAATGACACCCTCGGACTTGGAATCCAGTCGCGAGAGCAGGGTCGTGTCGTACCATTCGCCCACGGTCTTGCGTTGCGCCTCGGAGAGGGCTTCGTCCGGCTTTTGGGGGTCGTCAATAATGATGATATCGGCGCCGCGGCCGGTCAGGGTACCGCTCACCGAAGTGGCATAGCGGTAGCCCCGCGCAGTCGTCATGGTTTCGTGCTGGGTATCCTTTTCGCGGCTGATCTTGGTGTTGGGAAAGGCGCGCTTGTACCACGGTGCATTCACGACCGCCCGGAAATCGATGGCGTGCTTGATCGCAAGCTCGTTGGAATAACTGACGCAGATGATGCGCATGGTCGGGTCACGGCCAAGCAAGAATGCGGGCAAAGCAACGGTGAAGTTAATAGATTTCAGATGCCGGGGAGGCACATTGACGATCAGCCTCCTAGTCTTGCCGTCGATAATGCTTTCGGCCGCATGAGCCATGGATTCTACAAGCCAGGTTTCGCGGAAGGCGCGCTCCGGGGAGACCGTTTCAAAGACTTTCCTGAGGAAGGCCAAGAAATCATCCGCCAGGCAACGATCAAAAAATGCACGGCGCCCCGCTGGACTAAGTTTGAGAAAGAGCTCTTTCAGCGAGTGCTTGGATTGGTGGCTCTTCATCGACGGCGTCCTTTCAAAATGGCCGAGAGCTGCTGCAAGGTCTCCTCATCTGACGTTGAGACGGCTTCGGCACCTTCCGTCTGCGGGTCCTCCAAGAAACCCATTTGCATGGCCATCTTGATGACCGCCATGGCGGCGCGATCCTCCCCTTTCAGAGCGCTGTCGAGCTGACGCAACACAACGCCTTCAATCTTGCTCACGCGGCGATTGCTTGAGCCCTCACGGATCGAGATCTTGGCCGTCAGCGCCTGCCGGATCAGCGTCTTGAGATTCTTGCTGTTGTTCGGCCGGCCCTTGGCGTTACCCGACACTCCGGGCTTGAACCGGCCTGAGAGCGGCGGCTTGCCATAACCAATGGCGTAGCCGGGCTTTGACGGCTTTCTCCGCTTCTGGGTCATGCGGCACCTGCGATCTTCTTGCGCTTGGCAATGGCATCGAAGGCCACGCCAGTTTCGGCATGAATGGCGCGCTCGCCGGTGAGCTTTTGCCAGCGCCGAACAGTGAGGTCGCAGTAACTCGGATCAAGTTCGATGAGGCGTGCCTTCCGCCCCGTCTTCTCGCACGCGATCAGCGTGGTCCCGCTGCCTCCAAAAGAGTCGAGGATCATGTCGCCACGACGCGAGCAATCGCGGATGGCGTCTGCAACGAGTGCAACCGGCTTCACGGTCGGGTGCATTTCGAGGTCGGAAAGTCGATCACGCCCGAAAGTATTGGCGCCAGAGTAGGTCCAGACGTTGGTCCGGCTGCGGCCGTGCTCGCCGAGTCCGAAATTATTGATGTGCTTGCCGCGGCCGTGCTTCCAAACAAAGATCAGCTCATGTTGGCTGCGATAAAACGTGCCCATGCCGCCATTGGTTTTGGCCCAGACAACCAGGTTCTTGAGCTCGCGGTAGGTGCGCTTTCCGGCCGTCAGCATCTCTTCGAGGTGACGCCAATCGACGCAGACAAAATGGATAGAACCATCCTGCGAATGCTCGGCCAACTGGCCCAGGCATTCTTCCAGGAACTTTGTGTATTGCGCCGAGGTCTTCTCGCCGCTCGCCTGAGCGAACTCGCGATGCTTGATGCGGCCCTTGCCTGAGACGTCGCAAACGCGCGTGTTATATGGCGGATCCGTGAAAACCAGCTGCGCACGTTCATCTTGCAGAAGGGATTCAAAGGACTCGCGGTGCCGGGCGTCGCCACACAACAGCCGATGGTCACCCAGTCCCCACACGTCGCCTAGCTTGCTGCACACCCGGTCGGTCACAAGATCGGGCAGGCAGTCATCTTCCACCGCGGGTGACTTTTGTGCGCCTGAGTCCAAAATCATCTCGATTTCGGCCAGCTCAAAACCGGTCGTAGCGATGTCGATGTTTTGACCCTGCAAAAATTCAAATTC